GTTGCCTTGACGCACACGCCACCCGAAGGTGCGGCCGGCAGCTGTTCTCTCCTACACCATCAATTCCCTGCGTGCGATCTTGCTTATGCGAACGCCTTCGCGTTAGCCACCGTCACGCGCTCATAGCCGAGCTCGCTGCCAAACGTTTGCTCCGGCGCCGAAGCGAATATCACGACCCACAGCGGTCCGTAGTTGTACGTGCTGTCGAGTCGGTGGACGAACTGGTCGCAGTTGGTCTCGATTGCTCGTGACTCGGCGAATGCAAGTGCATCCTTGTATGTCTCGTGTCTCATACCCTCATTACCTCCCGCCCGTTGTGGGCGATAACCGATGGTTGCTTTGATGCTACGCCTTGCGCGCCACCGATTGTTTCTCCGTTCCCTGTAGTAGCATCGCGCCCCGCTTGACAGCTTCGCGTCTGCTATCCTGTGTCAACCAACTAACCACAGTATGGTGCATGGTGATAACAAATACAACCCCCATTTTCAACTTTTTTCTTGCTTGCGGATTCGGACCGTTAGTGATAGGTTTTTGGGGTGAGCCTCCGCGAGGACCTACGCGACGAGCCAGATAGTCTGCCGGTGACAGATACGGTGGACGACCTACCCCCAAAATCCTCTGAGACACCCCTGAGCGCCTCCGTAAGCGACGCGGCGGAGGATCATGCCAACCAAGTACATCAGAGAGCCCTTGACGCTCTCAGCAAGCTAAATCCAAGACAGGCAAAAGCGCTGGTCGCGTACGCTGATCCTGATTCACCTACCTTCGGAAACAAGCAAAGATCGTATCAGGCCAGCTACCGAAAGGCGGAGAGCGGAAACGGGGCGACTGTTAGTATGGGTAGACTGCTTGAGTCAGCAAAGGTGAAGCCTGCCTTGTCTGCTGTGTTAGAAGAGAATAGTGTTGACCCACTAAGGCGCGTACGAAAATTGAGCCAGGTCGTCTGGTCTGACACACCAGAAGAAGAACATATACTCAACGCAGACGGCGAGGTCGTACGCACTCTCCAACGCCCTATCCCTACCAGGGACCGGCTAAAGGCAATCGACCTCCTCAACAAGCTAGACGGTAGCTATGCTGAGGCGGAGCAAGCAGTTAGCGTACAAGCAGAGGCAGCAAAGCAACTCATCCGCGCCAACCGCCACCTCCTGTCAGACCCTGGATAGGGGGGGGGTTAGCCCACCCCCCCCCTTATGATAAGTCTTACCGTCCCTCAAACCCCCTCCTAATTTCTCCCAGAATTTCCTGGGACCAGGGAAGGCCTATACGGAGTAGGCCAATACGAAGGACCACTTGGTACATCTGGTACACTTGGCCCAGAGGGGGTAGACGTACCACGTGGTACAGAGGTACCATCTGGTCCATGGAGAAGATCGTGAAGGTCAAGTTGAGTGACGAGCTCCACGGGCTGTTCAAGCGATGGTGTTTCGATAACAGGACCTCGATGCAGACCGAGATATCTGGGTGGATTTTTCGGAAGGTATCTCCGGACCTAGATCAGCCAGTTACGCAGAAGTTTGTGGAGACTGGAGAAAGGATGGAGGACATGGGCCCAGCTGACCGGATACGGGTGAGGGAAGGAATGAAGAGGGAGGACAAGTGAAGGCAATTGGCGTTCAGGTGAAAGATGAAGTGGCAGAGGACCTCAAGGCCATCTGTGCCCACCATGGTCATTCAGTCTCTGCGGTCATGAAGATGATGATTGGCAGAGTCGTCCGCTACTCAGAGAGACTTCCAGCGGCAATGGCTGAATTTGAAGGAGCCAAGAGTGAACAAGGGGCTGCAGTCGAAGACGAAGTCGTCGGAGGGACTGACCAATGAGGTCCACGACCTCAAGTATCTCTGCGTGGAAGCCGTCAGAGAGATTGACGACCAGATGACGCGTCTTCGGTTCACGCGAAGAGTGACGGGCGAGGTAACGCTCTCCTCGCTCACCCAACTCTCAGAGGAGATCAATGGTTACCGCCAAGCGCCAGAGTCCTGAAGTGATTGCGCTCGACCTTTCAGGTCGATCACTGAACATCACGCAGAGGGAGGCGGAACAACTCCTTTGGGCGCTCACCAGGTTGGCCAACCGGGAGGTGGACGCACCAAATCCGATCCTCTCCGCAGCTACCAGTCAAGTCCAGAGAAACGGGGACGACCCATTCGCCATCGAGCCCGAGCTCAAACCGCCCCCACCCTACACCGCTCCAACCAGCAAGAGCGGCCTGCCGGAGATAGACGGAGAACCAGCTGGCGGATACGAGGATCCAGGGAGGAAGGTTCTCGAAGAGGAGATCTTCTGATGGGCAGTCCATCTCGCGGCAAACAGATCAACGTCTACGGGCTCGACACTGCCAGCCGAAACAAATTCAAAGCTCTCTGCAAAGGACGAGGCTACTCAATGAACGACGTGATCCTTGAAATGCTTGAGTTCATCCTGGAGAATCCAGACAACCTGAAGAACTTCTTCCAGGGAAGATATGGACGAACAGAGAAAACTGATGCCTGAGCAAACCGACCTGTTCATCGTTCTATCCCCCAACTACGAAAGCGGGCATAGGGTCCACTCGATCGAGATGTCCCCTGAGAGGGCCATAGAGGCCCTCAGGCTGGCCGGAGAAGGCAAAGTGGTGAAACTACCCCAGGTGGAGATCTGGGCCTCTCACAGCGACGATACGAAGGAAGCAGAGCCTCTTCCGGATACGTCCGAAGCAGACATGGCGAAGGAAGCAGGAGACTTGGGAGAGTTTGTAGCGAGGAATGACCTCTAAGTCCCAGGACCAGGCGAAGCTTCGTCAGATCCTTGAGGGCCTTGGATGGTCCAAGGGACTTGTTCCCGATCTCCCCAAAGAAGAACCAAAGCTTTGGGATGACGCCAACCTCCTGTGGATGCGCTGGAAGTGTCTCCACGATCTCTTCTACCTCGGCAATGATGTCCTTGGGTTAGGCGGAGCCAAGGACAGGCGCGGGAAGAGCATCGTAGATCCCCGTCTCCACCGCTGGCTTTGTGGTCTTCTCGAAAGAGAGGGCGACAAGATGATCCTCATCCCCCGAAGGCACGCCAAGACCTTCTGGGTGAAGGTGAGGATCATGCAGCTCATCCTTGCAGATCCGGACGTAGTCCGAGTTGCTCTCTACTCCAAGACCTCCAACCTTGTAGAGGCAGAGCTCAAGTCCATTGTTCGGATGTTCCAATCTCCCACTCTCATGTCCCTGTTTCCTGAAGAGATCCCTGACCCCGGAAAGAACATGAATGGCTGGTCGCGGGTTACTGCGAACATGCTCACGATCAAGCGCAGCGGAGAAACCACACCACAAGAGAACCAACTTGAAGTCTACGGTGCTGGTGCTACGGTCACAGGAAAGCACTTCGACGACCACTTCTACGACGATATTCTCAACGAAGATGACTCGAATACACCAGAAGGTAATCGACGAACTATCGAATGGTACGGATACATCCAAGGCGTTCTCGAACCTGGTGGAACCGAAACTGTCACCGGAACGCCCTACCATTACTCGGATCTCTATCACTACATCGAGCAAGAGAAGATCTACGGAGACGCAGTCTTCCGAAAACCAGCCATAGTCAACGGGAAGCCCATCTACTCGTTCTACACCCTCGGGATGCTGGACCGAATGAAGAAGCGGATGGGTCCCTACATGTTCTCTGCTCAAATGATGATCAACACGATCCCTCGTGAAGATCAGCTATTCCCTCCGCCACAACCAACATGGCCTACACCCAATCTCCCCGGAAAAGACGAGAAGTATAAGTACTATATAACAATCGATCCTGCCGCTTCAGTAAAGAAGTACTCAGACGAGACCGCCTTCTGTGTTGCAGCAATCAACAGCATCGGAGTCGTCTACATCGTTGAGTGTTTCGGGGTAAAGAAGACTGGTGATCAGATAGCTCAGATAGTCATGCAGCTGAACGAGCGCTACAAGCCAGTGAAGATCGGAATGGAAGCTGGGTTACAGGAACACCTAGCCACGGTCATTCGAATGGTCAAGACGCAATGGGAAGAAGGACAGGGGCATCCGATAGCTCTTCCATTGCTTAGTATGTCAGTGAAACAGGTGAGCAAGTTCAACAGGATAAACCTCACTCTTGGATCATTCGTTAGGCAGGGAAAGATCTTCTTCCATCCTAACCTTCATCGGTTGTTTGAGCAGATGGAGAAGATCAACCCTAACTACGAAGGTAAGGACGACTTAGTTGATTCTTGTGCAATGGTCTTCCAGTTGGTTGAGCAGTTTTCTTTTAAGAGCTGGGAGAATCCGCTGTATGAGACTTTGCATGCAGGAGGTCTTGGTTTCACCGTTCTTGACAAGCTGGCAGAGGTGCAGAGATCTGCAAAGTCATGGGAAGAGAGGGTGAAGGTTTGAATAACACGGACCCCACGGAAGTGTTCTCGTTTCGCGTTCCCAGATGGTTTGGCGACCTACTGAAGGCAAAGGCGAAGAGGGCCGGGAAGCCAGTGTCTCAATATATTAGGGAGTTGATATCTCTCAACTCACCGCCAGAAAAGCCATGACCTACTGCAATAGATGCGTAATGCCGTCGTCCAAGCCAGATCTGTTCGTTGACGAGGAGGGTGTTTGTGCTGCATGCAGGAACTTCGATGAAAGGAAAGAGATCCCCTGGGAAGAGCGAGATGAGATATTTCGTGATCATCTTCGTGGTGTTACTGCTCATCCTTACCATTGCATTGTTCCTGTCTCAGGTGGAAAGGATTCAACCGCTCAGATTCTGAAGATCCTTGAGCTCGGGTATAACCCGCTAGCGGTGAACGCAAGGACCTGTGATCTGTCTGGGATTGGCAGAAGGAACCTGGACAATATCCGTAGATTAGGAGTGGACTTGGTTGAGGTTGCACCAAACGCCAAGGTGCGAGGAGAGCTGAACAAGTTTTGTTTGGAGACAGTTGGGGACATCTCGTGGCCGGAACACGTTTCTATCTTTACTACTCCGGTCGCTGTCGCAATACAGAGACAGATACCGTTGATAATCTGGGGAGAGAATCCACAGCACGAATATGGTGGCCCGAGAGCTGGTCACCATCTCCTGGACCGTGGATGGCTGGAAGAATTCGGTGGGTTGTTAGGTCTGAGGGTGACCGATCTTGGTTTATTGAAGCGGGAAGTCGCCCCGTATACCTATCCGGATGACGTCTCAGGAATCGAGGGTCTGTTCATGGGCTACTTCTACCCGTGGGACGGTCTGAGGAATGCGGTGAAGGCCAAGAGGCACGGATTCGAATGGTGGTTCAAACCGGTTGAGGCTCACGGGTTCCGCTACGAGAACCTGGACAACCACCAGACCGGCATCCACGACTTCTTCAAGTACATCAAGTTCGGATTCGGCCGCGCAACAGATATCGCCTGCACGCACGTGCGCAGAGGGCGGTGGACGCGTGACGAAGCCCTTACTCACGTCCGAATATGGGACGGTAAGTATCCTTCCGCTTACTTGGGCAAGACCCTAGATCACATCCTTTCCGACATTCGAATGCACGAGAAAGAGTTCCTGGAGGTATGCGAGATGTTCATCAACCGAGATCTCTTTGAGGGAGATCCACGACACCTTGTTGCGAAGAAGAGTCATTCCGACACTGCTGCTTGATCATGGGAAGCTTGTCAAAGGTCGTCAGTTTCAAGCGGATCGCGTTGTGGGTAACCCTGTTGCCGCTGCGCGAGTCTTTAATTTACGTGAGGTTGATGAGCTGGTCGTTTTCGATATCAGCGCGCGGAGGGAAGTTCGGCCACCTGATTTTCGTACCATCGCTAACATGGCAGAGGTTAATTTCGTTCCGCTTACGGTCGGGGGAGGGATAAATGATCGAAGCGATGTTCGAAGGCTTATGGGCGAGTGTGGCGCAGATAAAGTCGCTCTGGGCTCTGGAGCTTGGCATCTGGGCGAAGATATTGCTAACGCCTATGGTCGTCAGTCTGTTGTTTTTGTTTGTAGCTCTAATCACCCCAGCCGAGCTGTTCTTCAGAATTGCGGTGAGCTTATCGTCCAGTCACGAGAACAAGACGGAACTATGACCGGCTACGACCTGGAGGCAATCCGTAGAATGGTTGATTCAGTCGACTGTCCGGTCGTGGCGTCTTCCGGGTGTGGTTCTTTTGCTGATATGGACGCTGCTCTTTCCGCTGGTGCTGACGCAGTTGCTGCTGGAGCTTTTTGGCAGTTTACGAAAAACACGCCGCTCGAAGCGAAGCGGTACTTGGAGGAAAAGGGATGGCCAATGAGAATTCTTTGATCCAGGAGGAAGAGCTCTGGAGGGGTGAGTTTGGAGACGAGTACCTTGATCGCAACCCCGAGACAAACTATTTGCGAAGACCGTTTTGGGAAGGCCTGGTTCAGGATTACGAAATCACCAGCGCCATGGAGGTTGGGTCAGGATCAGGAGTGAATCTTGAGATCGTTGGAGAGTACTGTGAGGGGTGGGGAGTGGAGATCAATACAGACGCCCTATTGCGATCCAGGGAGGTGGCTCCGTGGGCCAATACCGTCCAAGGCTCGATCTACGACCTTCCGTTCAAGGACAACTTCTTCGAGATAGTCTTTACCTGCGGAGTACTCATTCACCAGCCGCCAGCCAATGTTGTTGAGGCTATGGAAGAGGTTGTCCGATGCTCGTCTGGTCTTGTTCTTAGTGTCGAATACGAGTCAGAAGAGTTTGAGGAGATACCGTATCGGGGTCAGGAGGGAGCTCTTTGGAAAGGTCCGTATTCAAGGTTCTACGAAGATATGAATTTGGAGCTCGTGGATGGTGGGTTTTTAACGAAAGAGCAAGGGTTCGATAACTGCACATGGAGTTTGTTCAGGAAATGATCGCGAAGGAATCAAGACCGTCTCCATACGTCGCGGCAATCATCCAGGCAAGAGAGAAGTCAGAGAGACTTCCCGGGAAGGTCTACCGAAAGATCGGTGGGAAATCTATCCTGGAACACGTCATCTCCAACGTTCAGGATGCAGAGGAAGTTCACGCGGTTGTTGTGGCAACCCCAGACAAGCGCATAGCCGACATCTCGGGCAACAGAGGAGCTTTCGACTTCTGGTATCGAGAAGGGGAAGAGAACGTCCTGGATCGCTACGTCAAAGCTGCAGAGTTCGTGAATTGCGACGTTATCGTTCGCATCACCGCAGACTGCCCCTTGATTGACCCCAAGGTCATCGATATGTGCGTGAAGGGTCTTGAAGATAACGATTTCTGCTCGAATGTGTTGAGAAGAAGGTTCCCCGTGGGTATGGATGTAGAGGTGTTTCATCGAGACTCCCTCTATCGGATGGAGCGAATGGCTCACCACGACGCCTTCTGGAAGGAGCATGTAACATACGGCGTCTACACGAACCAGCACTTGTGGTTGCATAAAAACATAGACTCTGATAAGGATTACTCGATGATCAAACTCGCAGTAGACACAGAGGATGATCTTGGCTTCGTAAGAGGTGTATATTCTTCAGTACAATCCGGTGACGGTTACCGGGAGATATCGGAGCGCGTGAGTGAACGTTTTCGAGCTTTTATTGCAAATGGGAGCACCGGCTTCAGCGATCCAAAGGCTGATGACGCAGCAGCAAGGGGGTCCAACCAAAAGACCTCGGCAAGAGTTTAGCGGAGCGCAGATTGCCGTCGGCGGACGTTCTTTGCCCCTCCCACGGACAGCAGGAAGTCTTCGAGAGACTCCTGAGAGACGATCTACTCGTGTGCCCAATATGCGGAGATAAGGCAAAGAGGATCTATTCGATTGAAAGCATGGGACAGATTGTTGAATTTAGAGCGGGATACGACCGTATGGTCTTTCAGAACTTCAACACCAAGAAGGAGCGGGACGACTTTCTCCGAAAGGAGAACCTAACCAAGGTTGGCTGAAAAACAAGATCCAGCGGTCAAGCTCTCCGCCAAGATCGACAACATCTTCAGCTCCAACAAGGGAGTCTACGAGAAGATGGAGCGCTTTATGAAGCGCTACAAGGGCGAATGGTGGGGCAAAAACGTTGACGAGAACGACTCCAAGATCCACGCCAACTACATCTTCTCCACGGTGGAGACCGTAGCTCCATTACTCACTGACAACCGTCCTATCTGGTCTGTTCGAGCCAGGCAGTCCTTCATGCAGAATCACGTGGAGGCCTTCTCTGTCGCCCTGGAGTACCTTTGGGACAAGCTCAGGATGGACAACAAGCTGTTCCTTTGGGTCAAGAACTCCTTGATCATGAAGACGGGGATAGCCAAGGCCCGTTGGGATAACACCTCCAAGGAGGTCGCGATCGACAATGTCGACTCTCGAACCTTCTTCATCGCACCTGGCTACACCACTATCGAAGACTCTCCTATGTGCGGCGAGAGAATGACCAAGCCTCTCTCCTTCGTTCGCTTCAAGTATCCCAAGAAGTTCAAAGAAGTGACCCAAGCCATGGGGAATGACGCTCTGTCCAACCTCCAGGACTGGGAGCTGGAAGACCACAAAGAGAAGTTCTACGAGGTCTACCTCCGCGACTCCACCGTCGAGGACTACTACATCGACGACGACGGCAAGGAGACCAAAGAGAAGACGGAGAACAAGCAGTCTCGCAAGAAGTTCCCGAACGGCAAGATCAAGGTGATGATGCGCGGGGTTACGCTAGAGGAGAAACCGTGGCCCTTCTCGCGCCCTCCCTACATCGCCCTCTATGACTACACAGTTCCCCACGAGTTCTGGGGAATGTCAGAGCCAGATCAGATCGAGGAGATGAACCTCTCCTTCAACCGGTCTCTCCAGCTCATGCATACCTGGATGACCTCCTATGGTGATCCTCCGTGGATCCTGGACCCCAATTCAGGCCTGACGGCAGATGACGTAAAGAAGCAGCTCAAGCAAGGCGGCGCGGTCTTTGAGGGCATTCAAACTAGCTCCCAGCCAATCCTAGATAAGGTTAGTGCTGATCCAATCAACCAGACCGTCCCCCTGCTCATGAACGCCATCCAGCGCCTCATGGAGGAAGTTTCTGGCGTTACAGATGTATCCAAGGGCCAGGTAGGCAAGTCTCAGCGACAGTCCGCTACGGAGATCTCTACGCTCATCGAGAGCGCCTACACGCGGATGCGGCAGAGAGTTCGCAACCTAGAACACTCTGTATCCGAGCTTCTACATCTCATGATCGAGATGATGCAGAAGTTCTATTCCGAGCTCCGGGAATTTCAGGTACAGAGCGATGAAGGTCCTCAGCGATTCACGGTGAGCAACCGGAACGACTTTGCGCAGAAGGCAGTCGGCGCCCCCGCTCCAGACATGGGTGAGGACGAAGCAGCTCAGCTAGAGAACGACGCGAACCGCTTCATGGCAGAGTTCGGCGAAGTAGACCCCATCTACGCTGCCTTTGACCTAACTATAGACACCAACTCAACGCTGCCCATGGACAAGCAGTCCAAGGCAAACATGTTCCTCAGGCTTCTCGAAATGGCGGTGGGTGACCCCACTACTTCGATGCCGATGTGGAAGGCGACTCTGGAAGCTTTGCGGCTACCTAGACACCGACAGATCATTGAGGAGATGCAGCAGCAGATGCAGCAACTATCCCAGCAAGGGCAGCCACAGCAAGGACCCCCGGTCCAGGCTCCCCTCGACGTGAATGAGCTTATGAGGGAGGCGCAATGAGTAGCCTAGCTCCACCGCCCGGACCAGTCCCAGGGGGACCCGCGCCAGGCGGTCCTGCGGGAGCTCCTCCGGTCGGTCCCCAGGACTCTATTCTCAACCCGAACGACGCCCTCCGTGGGGCCGCTCGGGGGCGGTTGAGTCCTGACATGACAGTCCGTCAAGGACTCGAACAAATGGGCATTGATGTAGATGGACCCATCTCGCAACTTCCTGGAGCAATGAAAGGTCAAGTCCAGAACGCAACCACCGAGGGAAAGATTCGGTCGGCAGCGCCTCCTGGCGCATCTGCCCCAGGGCTTCCCGGTGGACCAGCGCCTCTTCCTGGTGGCCCAGCGCCCTCAGGCGGTGGCCTTGGATCTCTTTTGGGGAGATAAATGGCAAAGCAGAAGGGCAGTGATGTCCAACAGCCGGACGTGAGTAAGGCTGCGGTGGTACCTAAGAAGGTGCCAGAATCCTTCTATCGCTTTTCCTATTTGGATGGCGAGGAGAAGGAGTTCAAGACGAAGGAAGATCTCGATGCGGGGTTCAGGAAGTCCTATCTCCGCAGCAGGGAGCTTGAGAGAGAGCGCAAGAAACTGGATGACGATCGAACCGAGTTCACTACGAAGTTCGAAGACCTCCAGAAAGAGCGTGAGCACGAGCGCGCCGTCTCTCGACAGTACCTTGAGTGGGATCAGAGGCTTCAAAGCGACCCGCAGATATATGCGCAGGTCAAGTCGATTCTCGATGGAGGGCGAGCGATGGGTGTGCAACCCCAGAGCAACGGAACCTCTCCCATGGAGGAGAGACTGGCAAAGCTGGAAGAGCAACTAGAGCAGTCCAGGAACGAGTCACAGGTGGAGACTGCGTGGAGAAACATCACCACGAAGTATCCAGACTTGGATCGTGAGTCTGCAGAGGAACTTCTAGCGCGTGTTCAGAATGGGAACGAAGAAGAGCTTCTCGACGTCTTGTATCACGCTACTCGGGGCTATTCGTCGAATGGCACGAGTGACGCGGCTGTAACTCAGCAGGTCGAAACGGAGATGGGGCAGGCTGATCTGACGCCTAGCGGCGGTGCCCCCGTTCCAAACGACCCATCATACAGTTCACCCCAGGACGCAGCGGACGCGGCCTATGCAGCGCTTGTTCCCGGGGGGAGCGAATAAGGACGAGTGAATGGCTCTCACTAGGGATGAGGCAAATTCGGTTCAGAGCAACTTCTTTGACAAGTCTCTGACCCAGCAGGTGTATGAGAAGAGCCCCTTCTTCATGCGCCTCAAACAGCGCAACAATGTTCGTGCGTCTGGTGGTAACAACATCCAGTTCGCCATTCGGTATCAGACTCTCGGTCTGGCCGAGGCGGTAGATCCGCGTCAGCAGATCACCTACGAGCAGAAAGAAACGCGAACCAGCGGGATACTCGCTTGGAAGTATATCGTTGGCAAAAACATGATCAGTTGGGACGAGCGAGTGAAGAACACTGGCAAGTCTCAGATCATTGACCTTCTTCGGGACAAGACTGAGGAAATGCAGCAGGACATGCTGAACCGGTTCAACACGGACCTGTACAGCACCTCTCAGGATGCAGACTCTTTCTCGTCTCTGGACACGATCATCGACACGGGCACGACCTATGCCGACATCGCTGTGGCTGATGCCGCCGAGTGGGCAGCGGCCGCGGAGGATACGGCGGAGACTCGTCTTCACCTTTGGGGTTCTTCAACCTCTCTGGCGAAGCGGATCAACGACGCGACCTTCGGTCCAAACTATCCTGACCTGCTCGTAACTACTCGAGACCTGTTCTCCAAGTTCGAGTCACTGGCCGATCCCCAGCGGATCTACCGGGACAACGACATGGCTGACATGGGGTTCGAGGCGATCAAGTTCGGCCGCTCGGTGGTTGTTGGGGATTACGCCTGTACCGCAAACAGGTTGTATGGTGTCGACACGTCGATGTTTGAGTTCCGGTTCCATCCGAACTTCAACTTCACGACGGACTCGTGGGACGACCTGAAGCAGGCCGGTTTTCCGCAGGCTCTGGTGAAACTGGTCTACTGGGCCGGTAACCTGGTGGCCAAGATGCGGAAGTCCAGTTTCAAGTACACTGTCCTCGACTACACGGTGTAAGGAGAAAGAATGGCATACACCGACACCAATTCCTCTTTCACCAGTCTGACCTTTCGCGAGGATTCGACTGGAAAGATTTGGATCAAGGCCACAGCTCTGGAGGCTCTGACCGCCGGAACCCCGTACCTGTGCTTTGTTGGCTCTACAGCCTATGAAGCGCAGGCAGTACTCGACACTGGAGTGAGCTCTTCTGGGTCTATGCTCCATGGTGCGTATGTGGGTGTTCCGAAGGCGGCGATTGCTTCTGATGGTTCAGGCTGGCTCCAGATCGGCGGTTATAACGCTTCTGTTACCTTGGGCGAGACTTCGGTTACGGCTGGGAACGCGATCATTTGGGACACTGCGACCTTCTCCTCGGGAGACCAAACCTTCACGGGTGCGTCAAACGAGTGGGCGGTTTGTGTAACGACTGACACTACGGGGTCGAATACGGCTTTTGCGATCAACCAGGTTCCGAAGATCACCTACGGAACTAGCTAGGAGTAGATTATGGCTGGTACTGTTACCGCTACATACGACAAGGGCCT